ATTCCGAGGGCGTTCGTCCGGACGATGTCCTCCAGTTCCTCGTCGGTCATTCCCCGAAGTCCGCCAAAGTCGTTATTGTCCACTTCACGAAGAACGGTCTTGCCCATCAGCCAATAGGGTGGCACCTTGCCACCCGTGACCCGTAAGGCCATGTTCTCAAGCAAAAAACGTGTCGTATTCATCTGTCCGTACTCGTTGCGATGGCCAACGCCCGATTGATACTCTGCAGGATGGTCCGTTCGAGTTCCGCCGTGTCGGTCTTGTCGTTCATGTAAACGTTTATATTATCGAAGAATTTGCCGATATGCATGTTGATGGATGTGTTGCGGGTGCCACCGGTGGCTATCTCCTCAGCGGACTTGCGCCCACCTTTATGGCCTTTCTTCTTTTTACCCGGCTTTTCTTTGCCGAAGACAACAGCCTCCGTGCTTCCGACAAGCCCCGGTGTACTGATTTTGTTTCCGCTTCTCGCCGCCTGTTTCTTCTTATCCTTGTTCCTCTCGTTCTGTAGGTGGGCTTGGTAGTTCCCGCCGACCTTGCCGATGAGCTGCTTGGTACTACTGACGGCCTTGGCTACACTCTCTGCACCGGATAGTTTCTTGAGACCTTCCGCGGCTGCGGAGGCTGCGCCTTTAAAGTCACCCGTGAAAAGTTTCCGGAGAGCCTCACCGAGTTTACCGAGCCCGGAAAGCATATCGTTGAACCGGTTGATGACATACTCCTTGATGATATTCCCAAAACCTTTCAGCGTGTCCCACATCGTAAGAATGAAGGCACGGAAGCCGGCAAACTTGTTCCAGCAATAAACGACAGCTGCGACCAATGCGGCGATACCTATAATAATAAGGCCGATGGGGTTTGCACTCATCGCTACGTTGAGAAGCCACTGCACGCCGGTCCATATCCTTGTTGCTGCAGTGACGATGCCCATAACAGCCGCATAGGCTGTCATGGCTATGGCGTGTGCATTGAAGACAACAGCTGCAACGCCGATGACCGCTGCAAGATAACCGATTTCCGTCTTGAACCGCGAAACAAAATCTATCACATGTTCGATACCATGGATGACTTTCATTATCCCAGATGAGATAACGGGGACGATTTTGATAAGCAAGTCGAGTATCTTCGATATCAAAGGCTGTAGCTTTCCGTAGATATCAACGGCCTGCTGGATAACAATGTCCTTCACGGTTGCGAATTTTCCCGCTGCCGTCTGCGACTGCTTGTCCATCATGCCGAAGAACTTGCCCCCGGCACCGGTGGCATGGCGTATAGCCTGTGTGACGTTCTCAAAGGTAATCTGCCCCTTTGACATCTTGTCCTGAAGCTCGGCGTATGACTTGCCGGTCATCTTCGCAAGTTCCTGCAAGGGGTTGAAGCCGGCATTGATGAACTGCAGGTTATCCTGCCCTTGCAGCCTTCCGGCAGCCGATACCTGCCCGAGCACCAAAGACAGACTTTGCAGGCGGTCCTTGTTTCCGCCGGAAATATCCCCTAACTGTTTCAGGAGGGGAAGTACTCTTCCGGTTTCTACACCGAAGTTCAGCATCGTTTTTGCGTTCTCCGTCAGGTCCAGCTTTCCGAACGGGGAGGCTGCAGCGAATTTCGCAATCTCGTCAAGCATGCCCTTGGCCTTGGTCTCACTGCCCACCAAGGTTGTGAAAGCCACAGAAGTCTGCTCGGCTTCGGCACCGATCTTGGTGATGGCACCGACGGCCCCTGCGGCAAGCGCATAGGGATTGGTAAGGAGTGCCATACCGGGAATGGACATCAGCGAACTCTTGAGTGAAGAAAACGAAAAAGCCTCGCGCAAGCGTGCCCCGGTAGCACGTGCCCTGCGCGATATCTCGTCCAGCTGGTTTGATGTCTGCCGGCTCACTGTCAGCACATTGCCACCGTCGGCCTGCAGTTTTATCAGAAACTTAAGTACGCTGTCCATTGGCTTCTTTTTCTATTCTTCTAATCTCTTTGAGCGAGCTGAGGGTCCATGCCCATTTTTCGTCCGGTAGGAGTTCAGGGTCTATACTCAGGTAATAGCGCAGCATGGTGTCAATGAAGATGATATCCTGTGCACTATTGAAGTCTTCGACCCCAGCCTCCTCTAAAGTTTTTTTATCTCGGCCTCCTTTACTTTCAGCACTTCGTCCATCTTGCTGACTACGGCCATGAAGAGTTCATCGTTGGTCTTGAGCTCTTCATCGCCGGCAACCCATAACTGCCCCAGCATTGTTTCACTCATTTTAATAGGGTCTTTGATGACGCTTGCGTAGCTTAAGTCGCGCCGTGTGGGACGATGCAGAATGCAGCTTTTGCCGTCGACGGTAATCTCAAAAAGGTCGCCGTGCTTCTTCTTCCACTCTTGTATCTGTTCTTTTGTAAACTTCATGATTCTGTAATTTAATTGAATGAATAACTTTTACCCCTGCCCTTTATTAGCAGGTGGGCGGAGGTCTTAAATGTTTTTCCTGTCGAGAAAGACAAAGGGGATGGTCTTTTCCTGAAACTTGTCACCCTGCTTCCATTCGGTGTTGTCCTCTGTGAACTCCACGCCAATAAGCGTGTCTACCGTGACGGCATCGCCGCGGCTGGGGTTACCATAAGCTACCACGATGTCGAGTGACACATTCAGGATGTCACCCTTGGCAGCTTGGCGCAGGGCGTTATACTCACTTTGCAGAAGCGTAATCTCACCGCTATGGTCGTAGTTGCCCGACTGTACAGCGTGAGGCTTGTTACCTTTTGCATAGACCAGCTCCTTTTCTTTCTTGGTGTTATACTTGATGCCACGGATACCGGTGACAGGGCGTCCGGCCATCACGACATCGATGTCCGCCCATTCGTATTCTCTGCTGTTAAACATATTCTTTTGCGTTTAAAGCCTCACCCCCGGCCCCTCCCCGAAGATAGGGAGTAGTATGCCCGGAGGATTGGCTATTAGTTTTTTATTTTCCTGTCTCGACCTGGAAGCCCAGCTTTACGTCCACGTAACGAGCATAGCCAAACGGCCGCACCTTCAGTGTGAGTTCAATCTTCGAGGTAGAGAGAACATTTTGTGTCGGGTCGACGTAAGCCTTGCAGCCTGTGCCGTCGGTATCGGCAGATAGTTCGCCCGCTGCAGTCATAGCGCGGTTGACGGCATTCTCCATCATCTGCTGCCAGGCCATGATGATGCCATGCTGCAGCGTGCCATCTTCATTGACGGACAGTTCATCCATCATCAGCTCAAGCAACGCGGCGTAGGCGATGCGGTATGCCTTGTCGATGGTGCGGCGCGCAGTGATATGGGCATAATCGTCGGTCTGCTCGCAGGCCAGGCGGTCATCAGTGAAGAAGTAGCCGGCCTTGCCCACGTACTTGCGTGGGGTGATGTAACCAGCATCGTAGAGGTCGCTCACAGCCGAGGCGTTCTCTTCCACCGGCTTTTCGCCGATGAACATGGCGACGGGCTTGAGCGCACCATTCTTCACACGCGCTATATTACGCTGCACGGGCAGCGTGGCCAGTCGGCCGGCCATCAACCCAACTGCAGCCCCCTCGGAGGCTTTCACCGTGTCACCGATGAGCACGCCAACGCGGTTGTAGGCCTCCTTGTGCAGGTCTTTCACTGCACCGTCCTTGTAGCCGCGGCCTTCCAAAACGAAAAAGAGCGGAGCATAGAGTGAGGTCGTAGCCCATTCGGCCAGCTGCTGCGCCTTGGGCAGAGCAGTAAAAAGGTCGTTGTCAAGCCCGTTCGTGGTGATGGTCGCCTCGCGCCCGTCTCCTGCTACGAAAATACCGCGCAGGGCACCGTTCTCGGCCGTGATGAGTTCCTTGATGACTCCCGTGTCCTTATCGCAGAGCTCGGTGAAAGTCTTGGTCTTGTCAACCGGGAAGATGATAAGCTTCGTTCCTTCCTCCGCCTCGGTATAAAAGTCCTGCACATGCTTGTACAATCGGGGGTTGTTCTCGGCCGTCACCCCCAGCACATCTAATTCGTCGAAGGTATGCAAGGTATAGGCCTTGCCGAGTTCGAGTTTCTTCGTGACAGCTGCTGCGCCGCACACGAGGGCAAAGAGTCCGTCGGGGCTTTCCCCGACAGTACCCAATTGCCCGTTCAGAAATTGTATTTTAATTCGTGGTAACATACGCAACTCCTTTCTTATTTAGCGGCTTCAGCAAGCAGGTAGATACCCTTCTTGTCGTAGCGGCGTACCGAACCGCCCGTGCGGAGCAGGAACGAATAGATGTCACCGTAATACATCGGATTGTTCGTCGAGTCGAACATCTTTACTTCGCCCAGTGCACGGCTCACCGACTGTTCTTGCCATGCGAGAGCGGCAGCCAACTCACCGGCAGCAGCTTCTTCGCTCCACGGCAGCAAGGTCTTGTCGCTTTTTACACGAAGGACTTTGCTACGTTTCATGACATTCAGTCCCCACAGGTTGCCCACGATGCCCTTTTGCGCATTTGCCGAGTTTTGAAGCATCCACTTGTCACTTTCTGTAAGGTCGGCCAGCAGGTCGGCGTACATGTACGCATCGAGCAGGATGTAGCGTCCCTCTTCAGGCACGTTGTCGGCGTCCATGCGGGTCATGATGGCCAGCAGGTCATCCTTGGTGATGCGCTTGCGCTTGCCGGTGGCAGTTTCTGAGGTGTGTGCGTCACGTTCGGTGGTACCGGTAGTAAGTAGCACATTGGCTGCAGGTACGCCTGCACCCCAACGTTCGAGCAGGTTCAAGTGCGCTTCATTCTGCAACTGACTGCGGTCATTGCTGATGATGGAGCTGCGCTTGTCATAGCTGAGTTCCACCGTGTCAACGTTTGGAATATAGATCGGATCGGTGGTCAGCTCGTCAATCTCATACTCGAGTGCATTGTCTGTACGGGTGTTGACTGTCGCAGGCTTAGCCGTGCGATTCCTCTTCACATTGGAAGGTTTTCCTGCGCCAGGAATAATTACCTTACGGGCTTCTACGTAGGCAGAGTCGTCTACGGACTTCGTAGCAAAACTGTTATCAGGATAAAAGTTCTCGACCAACGTGTTTTGCCAAATACTGATGTTTAATGCCATTTTCTTATTCTGTTTAAATGTTATTCAAATCGTGTTCGAATGCAATTCTACTCTTTGTAGTCTATGCCGAATTTCTCTTTGTACTTCGCCTTAAAAGCGTTCAGGTCAGCATTGCGCAGATTGGACAGCTGTCCAGCCTTATCCAGTTCGTCCCACGTCTTATCCGAGAGTGATGCGGAAGAGGTTCCGCCGTCGAACACATCAGTAATACGACGCTCGGGCTGGGGCTTCATGCTGTTGATGAGTTTCTCTGTATTTTCACGGTCGCTCTTCATGAGCGCCGTAAAACTCTCTTTCTGCGCATCGGTGATGCGCTTCTCGGCAATAGCTTTGTCGATGAAAGCCGTTACCTCTTTGTCTTCCACCTCTTGCAATTTCTGCTTATAGGTGTTGACAGCCTTTTCCAGTGCGTCCACTTTTGTGGCCTTGTTCTCGAGATCGCGGATATGCGTGAGCACATCGCCTTCACTCGCCATGTTAGCGAATGAAGGGACCTTTTTGATAGAATCTAATAATCCCATTTCTTCTTGTTTTAATGGCTGCATCTGCAACCGGTTATTGAAATATGTATAAATCGCGTCTGTCGTTTGTGTGGGTACCGGCTCTTCTGCCATCTCATAGATGCCGTCGATAAGTTTTATCTCGAGTGCTTCACGGGCGGAGAGCCAGTGGTCCTTTTCATCGAAGTATATAGATAGTACATCTTCCTTTTTCATACCGCACCGGCCTGCAATCATCCCAGCCAAGTCACCCTGCAGAGCTTCCATCTGTTCGGCCATCTCCCGGAGGTCTGATGCATTGCCCCACGCACCGCCGCTGACCGAGTGCAGCATCAGCTTGGCATAGGGCGACATATACAGGGGTTTACCACATAGAGCTATCACACCTGCGATACTGGCAGCCACACCATCAATATAGATAGTGATGTCGGCCTTGCTGTTTCTTAAGGCTGTATAGATAGCCATGCCTGAAAATACATCACCGCCACAGCTGTTGATGCGCACGTCTATCTTGTCATACTGTGCCTGTAGTGCCATCAGCTCGGCAACCACGCGGGCACTGTCCACGTGTTGTCCGTCTCCGACATCGCCGTAGAGCAGGATAGCTACCTCGCCGCCTTCCGAAGGGATTGTGTTGAAAAATTGTTTCTGCATTCCGTTGGTTTTTGACGCAAAGATAAGGGCACTTTTTGAGCTGACAAAACGACGAAAATGCAACGTCCATCCGTTCGTATATCATTGCATTTCAGTATTATAAGAGGTATTTTATATTTTTATAATCACACAAAAAACATGAACTTTGCATTCGTAACAACATATTCCAAATGAAGACGATAGACAAAAAGGGTATCGCAAAATCGCTGTATCTCGACGGAAATTATACACAAGAGGAGATTGCCGACAAGGTAGGTACCACCCGGCAGACGGTAAGCCGCTGGGTGAAGACGGAGAACTGGGAAGAGATAAAGGCTTCCGTTACCATCACGCCGGCACAGATTATCGCACAATGGAACCGACAGATCGTTGAAATCAACAAAAAAATCAATGCGCGGGCAGATGGTGAAAGGTTTGCCACCACACAGGAAGCCGATGCACTCTCCAAGCTGGCCGGCTCCATCAAGAAGCTCGAGGGCGACATCGGCGTGCCCGATTGTGTATCCGTTGCCATGCGCTTTCTAAGCTGGCTGCGGCCACTGGACATAGAGGCAGCCAAACAGTTCAACAACCTCTTTGATGCATTTATCAAAGACCAAGCTGCAGGAACGAAGTCATGAGCAAGCAGACGGATAAACAATCATTAGAGCTGTGGGTTAAGTTCCATGAGGGGTTGGCCAAAAATATTCCGGTGGACGAAAGTCTCTCCCGCCGTGAGATAGAACGGCAGCGGGCAGAACTGGAGAAAGACCCCATCGCATGGATTAAATATTTTTTTCCGGAATATGCGGAAAGCGAGTTCGCACCATTTCAGCTAAAAGCCATCAGACGGCTCACGGAAAACAGCAAATGGTATGAAGTACTGTCCTGGAGCCGTGAACTGGCAAAGTCGACCGTGACCATGTTCGTGCTGATGTACTTAGCATTGACGAAACGCAAACACTTCTTCGTGTTGGCCTCCGCAACGGGCGACGCTGCCATCCGCCTGTTGACACCCTATAAAACAAACTTCGAAAGCAATGGAAGGCTCAAGCAATTTTATGGGAAACAGGTACTCCTCGGTCAGTGGACAACAAGCGAATTTACCTGCCGCTGTGGCGCGAAGTTCATCGCACTGGGTGCAGGGGCAGCTCCACGTGGAATGCGTAACGGTGCCACACGCCCCGATGTTATTTACTTCGACGACTTCGATACCGACGAGGATTGCCGAAATCCCGTGACGCTTCAAAAGAAGTGGGACTGGGCGGAACGGGCGTTGCTTCCGACACGGTCTATTTCCAAACCCTCATTAATACTGTGGTGCGGAAACATCATTGCTCAAGACTGCTGTATTAAGCGTGCTGGGAAGATTGCCAAAAACTGGGACATTGTGAATATTCGGGACAAAAACGGTAAATCCGTTTGGTCAAAGAACACCGAAGAGATGATTGACGAGTATCTTTCCGGTTACAGTGCGGCCGCCATACAGGCAGAGTTTTTTAATAATCCCATTTCCGAGGGAAAGGTATTTAAGAACCTGTCCTTCGGAAAAGTGCCATCTTTAAAAAAGTTCCGCTTTCTGATCGGGTATGGCGACCCCGCCTACTCGGACAGCAAGAAAAAAGGAAGCTCCACCAAGGCCCTGTGGCTTATCGGTAAGTATAAGGGTGTCTACTACGTAATAAAAGGTTTCCTGGCCCATGAAACCAACGCTCGTTTTATCGGCTGGTATTTTGAATTAGACAAATACGTGGCAGGCAAGACGAACGTGTATTGGTACATCGAAAACAACAAGCTGCAGGACCCTTTTTATCAGCAGGTCTTCAAGCCCTTGTTGCGTGAAGAGTGTGCCAAACGGAAGACACAGCTCTTCATTCGCGAAGATACGCGAAAGAAGACCGACAAGGCCACGCGTATCGAGGCGAACCTGGAGCCACTCGACCGGCTGGGCACGTGGATATTCAACGATGAAGAGAAAGACAACCCGCACATGCAGGAACTCATCAACCAATTTAAGCTCTTCGAGCTGACGCTTCCATACCCTGCCGATGGACCGGATGCTATTGAGGGCGGCGTGACCATGGTGGACCAAAAAACGGGGGAACTGGAGCCAACCTATACCATCGCCCTTAATGACGAGGATATGAACAAAGACAACCCTTTTATATTGTAAATATGAGCAACTTTATAGACATAACCGACTACGACGCGAGTATACACAAGGAGATACTCGACAGCCTACTACGACAGGGAACGGCCGACTACGACCCGCAGATTGTAGAGATATGCGAAGATCGGGCCGTCGCCGAAATGCGCTCGTATCTGAACAAGAAGTACGACTGCGACAAGATTTTCTCCGCACGCGGCACCGACCGCCACGCCCTGGTGCTGATGTTCGCCCTGGACATCACCATCTTCCACATCTTTTGCCAACATAATCCGTATAAGATGTCAAAGATACGACAGGATCGATACGACCGCGCCGTAGAATGGCTCAAGGGCGTGATGCGCGGCGACGTGACCATCGACGGTGCTCCCTTGCTGCCTGCTGATGAACTTGAGGACAAGTCACGTTGGCAAATCAAAGCCGACGAAGTAAGGCCGGTGTTGGGGTAATTCATAATGTATATAATTCACAATATCATAGTTAAGCGAAATGGGAAATCTAAGAGATAAACGAGCAAGCAACCGCCGTATTACACAGGGCGGTATGCTCACCAAACCGGGAGAACGGCAGCCGGACGTAGTGCTGCAGATGCCGGAACTGTTTCATTTCAACCTGCAACATTACATGAATGCTGTCACGTCGGCGCAGGGTATCGACTACAGTAACCGCGTGCGGCTGTATGACATGTACGAGAGTGCGAACTTCGACCTGCATCTTACGGGTGTCATGGCGAAGCGGTTGCGCGGAGTAACGCAAATCCCGGTTGAGTTTAAACGCGACGGCAAGCCCGACGAGGCAATCAATAAGCAGCTGCGCTCGCCGTGGTTCAAAGAGCTGCGCAAGGAACTCATCCTCTCCGAGTTTTGGGGCTTCACCTTGGTGCAGTTCCGCATGGGAGAGGACGGCAATATTCGCGTTGACTCCATTAACCGCAAGCACTACGACCCCGTGCACCGCCTTCTGTTGCGCTACCAGGGCGATATAGAGGGTGAGCCTATTGAGTTGTACCCCAACACACTGTTTGTCGGCTCGGAGCGAGGATTGGGCATCTTTGCAGAGATACTGCCCGCCGTGCTTTATAAAAAAGGAAATATGGGTGACTGGGCACGGTTCTGCAACATATTTGGTATGCCGATCCGCGAGTATACCTACGATGCGGGCGACGAAGAAGCACGCAGGACGCTTATCCGAGAAGCACGCTCACAAGGTACGAACGCGGTGTATATTCACCCCAAGGACAGCGACCTGAAGTTACTCGAGGCAGCCAACAAGACGGGCAGCAGTGAGTTGTATCGCACCTTTGCAGAATATTGGGACAGTAAAATCAGTATCCGCGTACTGGGCAATACCCTCACCACCGATGCTAAGAGTACTGGCACACAGGCTCTCGGCACGATACACAAGGAAGAAGAGGACGAGATGAATGCGGACGACCGTGAGTTCATCCTTGATATCCTGAACTATCAGATGCGCGACATTTTTGCCAATCTTGGCTTCAACACCGAAGGTGGCGAGTTCGTCTATGCCAAGAAAGACAAGGTGGACGTGGCGCAGCAAATCGATATCGTACAGAAGTGTGCCAATATGGGCCTACCTATCGACGACGATTATCTGTACGAGACCTTCAGTATAGCCAAGCCTGAAAACTACAGCGAATTAAAAACAAAGAAAGAGGAGGAGCGTGCTGCACTGCGCGAACGACTACAACAAGAGTCCATAGAACCTACACCGCCCACCAAGCCTACACCGCCCACTAACGCCCTGAGCCGTTTTTTCGGCATAGCCCCGAAGCCTGTCGGGGCAGACAACGATTTCTAATCGACAGCCTTTATTACGTTGGCAACCACTGCGGATGTCACAGCCACTTCCGCAACGCCGGTGGGAATGTCAGCTTTTCTGCCAACATCTTGAGCGACTTTCTGCACGAGGTGTACGACGGTTTCGACACGTCCACCGAGATTGAACCGGGCATGTGGCGTGAGCTACTGCGCCTGTTGCACGAGGCTGCAGTACAGGGATTGGCACGGGGTGATTACCAGCCACGGCACAACGACGATTTTCTAAACGCCATGCGTCATGGTAATGAGGTATTCGCTGCATTCAAGGTGCACGCCATGGGGGAGGCGATGGCTTCTAAATTGTTGGATTCGAACGGCCGTTTAAAACCGTTCGAACAGTGGTTGAATGATGTTCAAAGCATCTCATCGCACCACGTGGGCGCATGGTTGCGCACTGAATATAATACGGCCGTACTGCGGGCACACGCCGCGGCAGACTGGCAGGAGTTTGTCCGCAATAAAGACGTAATGCCCAATCTGCGATGGATGCCCACCACGTCGCCCGATGCCGAGGCATCACACCGGTCCTACTGGGAAAAGAAACTCACGCTGCCCGTGGACCACCCATTTTGGGCGAAGCATCACCCGCAGGATCGATGGAACTGCAAGTGCTCGCTTGAGGCCACCGATGAGCCTGCTTCACCGGAGGACCTGGTGGAGGATATGCCGACTCCAAGTCCGCAGCAGGGACTGGACAACAATCCCGGACGAGACGGACACCTGATTAATGATACGCACCCCTACTTCCCCGAGAACTGTGCCCACTGCCCATTCTATAAACCGAAGGGTATTAGGAACCGGATTAAGGCAGTGTTTCAGAATCGCAAAAAAGACTGTTTCCATTGCCCGTATATTGATGCCAAGCTGCCGGGTAAAGAGTGGGGCAACCCCAGCATTCAACCACCCGAAGTAAGCACCTACAAGCGTACACACAAAGGGCAGGTACTTGTCAGTCCTTATCATGGTGAAAATGAGCTTGCTGACAACAAACGCCTTGCAAACTTCCTCGCTGACAAACTGAAGACAAAGGTATATCTGTTGCCCCGGTTGGAACAGACAACTGAGGAAGGACGTAGGTTGCGTCGTAAACTGCTGCCGCCTGGTGTAAAAGAGGGAAAGAACCCTGACTACCTGATAAACGGTCTGCTGTTCGACGGAAAGTCCATGTATGGCTTGAAAAAAGATGCCAACATGAAGGAACAGCATAACGCTATCATCAACCACATTAAGAAAGCCAAGAGGCAAGCAGACAACATCGTGCTGGAGATACCGAGTTTCGTAGGTAGGGAAACGATACACCGAACTGTTAACGGCTACCTTTCGCAAAGCAGGAAAGAACGGATTATCATGGTGCATTGGAAGAATAAATTACTGGTGTATGGAGGCAAAACAAAACGTTAGACTTATGGAGTCTAACGTTATGGGAGGTTCCGGAGACGGCAAGCCGGCTCTCCAGTACCGATGCAAAGATATGAAATATTTCGTTACGAACAAACTTTTAAGCAATTATTTTTATGAATGCTAAACAAATAGCCGACATCATCGCCCGTGCACCGAAGCAGGTGGAACGTGCCATGCGTGACGAAATACCACGCAAGGCGGCCATCATAGCAAAGAAACACTTCCGTCAGAACTTCCGTGATGGTGGCTTTACTGATGACGGACTGCACGCCTGGAAGAAGACAAGGCGGCAAGAAGCAGGCAGCCCTTACAAGCCGCTGACCTCAGAGCGTAATCACCTGATGAACAGCGTCGATGCCGTACCTGCGCCGGGACAGGTGACGGTGGTCAACCCCGTGCCGTATGCACGTATCCACAACGAGGGCGGCACCATTCACACAAATCCTACTGTTACACCAAAAATGCGCAAAATGGCGTGGGCAAAGGCCTATTCTATCGCCGGGGTTAGTAAGGGCGATAAGCTGCCCAAAGACTTGCCCGAAGAAGCAAGGAAGTGGCGTGCACTGGCACTAACAAGAAAGGAAAAGCTCAATATTAAGATTAAGATGCCCCGCCGGCAGTTCATCGGTGATAGCAAAGAACTGCGTATAAAGATTAATCAAATCGTCATTAACAAATTAAATGAAATAAAAAATGGAATCACTTCTCGTTAATCTCATCAATAAGATTGCAGGTGAGCTACCTTGGGCGCGTACCGTGGACGAGGACTACGGCCAGCTCGAGGCCCTCGACGACGAAAACATCGATATGTATCCGCTTACTTTCCCGGCCATCTTGATTGACCTGCCAGGCACAGAATGGAGCGATGCGGGCGACCTTTCACAGCGCGGCGTATGCGAAGTGCGTGTGCGACTTGCTATCGACTGCTACGAGGATACGCATGCCGGAAGCCAAACAACAGACCGAATTATGCAACGCGAGGAAAAAAGAAAAGCCCTGCACGCATTGTTGCAGGGTTATAGGGCAAGTAGCGAGGGGGCTTTGATACGTACCCGCTCAAAGTTCTTTACGTTCAATCACGGGATAAAGGTGTATGAGGCAACCTACACCTGCGCCATGTCAGAAACTACTCGGGAAAGAGCGACAATTGCGAAGAAGACGATTTCTGTTTCCGTAAGGACCTGAAGCCCATGTACCGGCTCCGTTTAACGGTCTGTCCGTCCACAGTCGCGCCTTCCATCAGCATACGCTTGATGATGCGCAGCGTGGTGGCCTCGCAAATAAAAAATTCTTCTGTAGAAAGTTTATGAATGACATCGTCGAAGCGCAAACGCTGCACCTCAGACCAGTAGTAGAACCGCTCGAAAAGTTTCTTGTCGCGCTCTTCTATGAGCTGTTTGTTTCTTCCTTTTGCCATCTTTCCCCTCATTCATTAATCAATATATGCAAAAGTAATAAAAAAATCCCTGCAACGGTAGGTGTTTTAGGGATTTTTTATATACAATCAGTTTATCATGGCTTTAACTTTCCGTCATGCCCAGCGGAATGCTTCTCCACATGCCGTTGATATCCTTCTGTTCTGCTCGGATAAACTGCTTGCTCACCTCGGGCTGATAGCTTTCTTCTATGATGCGAACGCCCTCGAGGAAACGACTGTCTCCTGTCTCCTCTGCCACCTTGCGCAGCTGTACGATACGCGAAGCCTTGAGCGTTCCCTTAGCATCACGTGAAAGCAGACGTAGCACCATGCTCACCAGCGACTTTGTCTTCTCATCTTTGGCCAAACTCTCGATGTATTCTTTCACGATACCGATACCGTCCTCGACTGTGTCCCGATAGCCGTCGGTCACATATACGCCAAGTGTGATGCGCTTGCTGCCTTCGGAGTTGGTGAAGGTGTGACTTTTTTGGTCATCCCTAACGGTCTTAAAGATGTTTCCCTTGAGTTCAAGGATCGTCTTGAAATTATCAAGCACCTGTTGCTTGCTCTGCTTGATTTTTTCGCTTACTGCAAGCAGCACGGGGATGGATTTCTCTATCTCGTCATCTACCAGCTGTTTGTACATCTCGCGGTCAGCACGCGCCTTAGCTTCCGCTGCGCGTTTTTCTTCAGACTTCCGGAAAGCCTCAAAGCGGGCTTTCTCCTCTGCCGTCATTTCAACGGTCACTTTTGTTTCTTCATTCATATACTTAACATTTTGTGGCATGCCCCATGTTGATGAAGACATAAGAGGTAGTGCCAGGTTTATCTTTGTTCTCTTGCTCTTTTAGCCCGCCCTTCCGCTTTATCGCCCGCAGCTTCACGGCAAGTGCTTCCAATTCGTCGATGCTGATGTGGCGGAAGGCTTTGCCGGCGATGCGCACATCTTTGCAAAAGGCATCCACACGGTTCCAGTCGGTGGTGTCGATGTCGAGCTGCTGCATGAGCTTTAGCACCTCACTGCGCCTGCGGCGGAGTTGTCGGCGTAAGGCTTCGCGTTGCGCATCGTAGCCCGTGAGGTGTTCCATGTCGCGGCACATGCGGTCGTATTCCTGCGGTGTCGTCTCGCGCAGCGAGGTGGTGCGGCCGTCGGTGTATTGCGCCACCAGCGTTTCCTTATCTGCACCGGGCAGCAGCTTCAGCAGCGT